TTAGTAAATGTTTCTTCTTTTTCACTTAAAGATAATTTCTTACCCTCTTTATTTGTTATATCAGCAAATTCAGCGAATTCTTTTTTGCCCTTATTGATATATAAAAAATGCTTATATAAATCTACTCCTGCTTCGATTACGTCTTTATCTTCTGCTGAAAATTTTTGTAATTTTGTTTGTCCAAAATTTAGTTTCATAATATTATTATTCCTCCTTTATTTTATTGATTATAGTGCTGAAACAACTTGAAGTTTGTATGCTGGAACCATACTTTTTCCTACAAAAACATTTACTGAAGACAGAACAGAATAAGCTACTACTGTTGCTCCTGCTAAAGTTGTTGCTGGTGCTAATAAATAAGATCCGTTTACTGGAACTGCATATTGTCCTACTGTTGGTAAAGTTGCAAAACCATTAGCTGTAATTGTAAGTGTATCTCCATATCTTAAGATTCTTGCTCGTGCTGGAGTACCAGCATAAACATAAAACTGTTGTGGATCTTGAAGGTCTACTTTTAAACCATTTATCATAACGATTACTGGAGATTCAACAATCAATACCTCCTGTTTTGTTACGTCTGTTGCTGTAGTACATGATAGTATTTCTATGTTTCCTGGAATAGGAGCACCTACAACTACATGTGAACCATTCCCCATATCTACAGTATTTTCAACTGCTTGTAGAAATGAATCTACGTTTGTTGATGCCATTTTACCTATTTTAACTACTACGTTTGGGTATACCATAATAAAATTCCTCCTCTAATATTAATTTATTTATTTGTTTGTTTTTAATTTATTATCAAGTCTTTCCCAAAGGGTTGAAGGCTCGTTTTTAGATTCAATGTCTTCGTTTGCTTCATTACCAATTAATCCCATTCTACTAACTTTAGCTGTTTCATTTTTAAATGTTTCAACTAATTTATCTGCACAAAATGCTTTTAACTCTTTTGCGAATTCTTCTATTTTAGCGAATGTTGATTCTTTCTTTCTAAAATCATCAATTTCTTCTTTGGATAGAACTTTTGAAAATTTAGAGAATATTGCCTCTACCTTTTCTTGTCTTTCTTTTGAATTGAATTCTTCATTATCTGATTTTAGTGCTTCTATTAAAGCATCTTTTTCTGCAATTACAGATTCTTTATCTTTTAATGTAGATTCTAATGCTGTAAATCTTTCATTTAATGCGATTATTGCATCATTTTTAGTATCTAATTCTGCAACGTTTGTTTCAGCAAAGGATTCCTCTACTTTAACAGTTTCTTCAATTGGTGCTTCAACAGGAATTTCTACTGGAGCTTCAACTGATTCTATATTTTCAGCAGATTTATTAAATGCTTCTTCTTTTTCTGCGAATTCAACTTTAGTTGCTTCTAATGTTATTGCAAAAGCTGCGTTTAATTCTGTTTCTTTAGTAGTAACAGCTTCTAATACTTTTGCTTCAACGATCTTGGAAATAAATTTCTCAGTGTTTTCTTTATTAATTTTAGAAAAATCACTCGTTGAATCTGAATCATCATCAGCTATAGCACCATCCACTGCGTCTGTACCATTATCCCATGGTTGAGGTACATACTTGACTCTACTTACATTATCAAAATCCAATTCTGGATTATCCCCGTTCATGACATAAGGGATTTCTACATCAATACCTAATTCATTATCGTCTGCATAGACGTATGTATCATCAAAGTCATCAATTGAATATCTAGGGCATTCCATAGATTGTCCACACCAGTCTGATATATAAGTTTGTGCAGATAATGCATTACAAAGTACATTATATAAATCAATTGCTGTTAAAGAATATTTTATTGCTATTTCTTTTTTATTCATACTCGTCTCTTCCTCCTCTTTGCTTTGCTTATTTATATCTTCTGAGAAATTCTCAGTAGAAATCTTAGGGTTTTCTATTATTTCATTTTTCTTTTCATGACTGCTAAAATATTGTTGTAATTCTTCTTTTATGTAATCAATAGTTTTTGTATATTGCACTTGAAGATGGGCATCTTTCATACCTGGATCTTCCCCTATAGCAGTAGTACATAAATATTTAAATTTCTCTATATGATAAACTTTAGTTTCTGCATCTAAAAATCCATCTTCTACTTCAATTTCTATACTTATATTGCATTTACCATTATTACTTAAAATTACTTTTACTTCATCTTCACAATACTGTTTAAAAACTATTGCATCTACAACAACATACTCTAGCCCATTTTTAATATCAATTTCATAACGATAATTATTATTATTTAAATCTAATATGCAACCAAATGGTTTTTCTAGTTCTTCATGCCCTAGAAATTCTTTTTTATCTTGAGATAACAATCCACACATAGGTATATATTCTATTGATGATTTAGCATATTCATAAGCATTTTTATCAATATATGATTTATTCAAATTTTCACCAACAGTACATAACCACAATTCTAATCTTAAAAATCTATCGTCATCTTCTGTTATTGTGAATTTATGGATAGGTAAATTTATTAATTCTAACATTTTTAATTTTCACCACCTTTCTGCATGAAATAAATAATAATGAATAACTTAAATGAAAATATATTTGTGTTTTAAATATAAAGTTTATTTGTAAATGTTAATTTACTCATGTCTATATCGCTAAAAACTATCTTGTTACTATTTTCAAATATCCAAGTGTCTTTACCATTAATAGTTTGCTTAGATATGAATGCTAATTTTTCTTCTAATTTATTCTTTAGATTTTCATCAGTGCAATAAATGAATTTCTTCATAACATCACCTACTTTATTTATTTAATTTATCAGCACCATTTCTCGATTCTACGCCTTTATCCGAGAGATCTCCGATATTTTTCGTAGGAGCACCTCCTGTATTGCCAGCACTTGTTCCACTCTGAGTGAATGTAGATGATACTGGTGTGAAATTTTGAGGGTAGCCACGACTCGCTAGGAGCATATTTTGATTATCCATCTGACGGGGTGAAATATGCCATGCTGCTGCAATTTTATCAATAGCAAGAGGTGATACACCCAATCCTAATACACTTGTTGCTTCTGACAACCTCGTACCCTCATCGAACATTGTTCCCTCAAGATGTATTCTAAATCTAAATTTACCACCTACAGGTTTTAATTGTGTATTTATAAATCTTTGGAATTGCCCATACATGTGTATAACAAAATTTGCATCTACTATCTGACTTCCTAATATTCCGCTTGCATTTAAACAAGCATCTCCAAATAATGTTGAACTAGTACCACTGCCTTCCCAAAATAAAGCACCTCCGACACCTGTAATGTTGTCTCTTCCTTCTGCTTGTTCAAAGTCAACAACATCAGTAGTCTCAAAGGGTACTGTTAGCACGCGAACTTGATGTTCGTCTAGTATCGCTAGTACTAAACAGTTCTCGTAATTATATTAATTATTTATTAACTAATATGAATTAATGAACTTCTCATACTTTCATATGAGAACAGACTATATCACAATCCTTAATAATGAATAAGGACTCTCCCCACTTCCCTACGCTTGTAGGTACGAGATCTCTCTCTAGCCGTTGAACTTTACTCTATTCGAATCTTAGATGCTGATTACCCATTGTTTTATAAGACTTAGGATTTAACCTTATCTCATTCCAATTATTCTTTCTACTTTCGTCACCATCACGCTTGGTTTTATTTCATACCTACGTTGTGGTTAATTGGACTTTAGGGACTTCCAGCAATTAAAGGAGTTTTGGATAGATTTATCTATCGCTCTACACTCTTTACAAATGTAGGGAGCTTCAGTTTTGATAAAAATTATTTATACTCAATTTAAGAATATATTTATTTTTATACAACTATTCGTTGCTCCTTCAGGAACTGCCGACTGCATTATGCTAGACGCTTTTCCTGCCGTATCTGCCAATAACGCAAAATCATCTTTCGTATTTCCTGACTTACTATTTGCATTTCTTGGTATTCTATTAATTAACATTTTCCATGTTTGTAAACTAGTTTTTGTTCTTAATAATTGCTTATAAGTCGCAATTTCTACTGCATCTATAAATGTACCTGCTAATGGAGATACCATTCCTGCCGTAGTTGCATGATATTTAAAAACAGGAGCTTTCACATTAGGAAGTTCTTGCCAATAAAAAAATTGTCCATTCCTTTTCTTTACAGTTACACTATCAGGAACTAATCCTGTTTGTTTATAACTTAGAAAATCGTTGTAATAATCTGTAAATACTGGGTCATATTCTGCTAAGGATACTCCTGGTCTTAGAAAATACATCATGTTAAATGCATAACCATAACCATTATCATCTTTATAACAAATTTCACAATAATCAGATGCCATTTCTTGTAATCTTATTCCACTATCACTTTTTCTTATGTAGTAAAATTTTGCATCTTCTAGCATTACACCTTTCATTACTTCTTGCAACGAAGTTTTAATATCAAAATCATCTAACCAATCACATACTTTATTCCAACTTTTCTTAAAAGGTTTACTTGACATATCTTCTTCATCTGCGTTTGTGGGTTCTAATGTATAATCAAAAACTAATATTTTTGCATAATAATCAGCAAGTCTTTTAAATTGCATAATATATGTGTCAAGATATTGAGCTAAATTTCTTGTAGCAAGTTCGTTATCCCTTGGATTTAATAATAACTTTTCAACAGCATCTCTATCATATTTTGATGGATGCATATTAATATCTTTAAGTATTTCATTTTGCATTATTGGATTATAAAATATTGGATTATTCAAAGCACTTGCTATAGAACTGGCGAATTTCAGCATATAATTTTCATCAATTTCGCTCAATGCTTTTGGTGTAGTAGTTGTGTTTGCGCTTTCTTTTTTAGATTTAGATGCGTTTGATGGTCTACCTACTTTTCCTTTTCCTGCCATATGTACTTTCACCTACTTTCATTGGAATATTTTTTGTGTTGGGTATATATATTTTTAATTAATTATGTTAAACGAATAAGTAATCTAGGAAACTTGATTCATCTTCATCAATATATAAATCTTGTTCTAACATTTTTACAAATAGATTGCAATATCCCATACTTATATATCTATCTTTTGTACCATTTCTCGGTTCAACAAGCTTCAATTTGTTCGTATTTTTATTAATTTCGTAACTTAAATTAATCATTTCATTTATCATTAAATCATTATTAATATAAGGTAAATCAAATGATACTTTTTCTTCTGGAGATGCATTTATATATTCTTTTTTAGTTTCTAAATAATCCTTACTTTCAACAGAATTTATTAACAATTTTAATTTTCCCTTTTCAAGTACATCCTTCATATTCAAATGAACTTCATGATTAAAACTTGCATCAGCCTTAATACTATAAATTACTTCTTGAGAATCTTTAATCTTAATTCTATTAGCTGTATTTTCATCATTAAATGATTTCCATGATGGATATTCACAATCACGACTATCATCATATAAAATCTTTCCTAACTCATCTGCGACATTTAATCCACTATTGGCTGCATCTAAAACTAAGTAATCAGAATTAAAATCGTAATAAATTTGTTTAATTCTTACTGCTTGTTCGGTTGTATTTCCTCCATTAAAAGCTTCTATGTATACAACTTGTCTTTCATAATAATCTTTAAAAGGAAGAGCTCTCATACATACAATTGCTGTATTATCATTCCTTCCACTTTTATTTATCACCATTGCAATATCACAAGATACTACTCTGATTTCACCTTTCTGTTTTGGAATATCATGCTTATTTTTTTTATTTTCAATAACATCTAAATTTTTCCTTGGATAGAATGCTTTTTTTATTTTCTGAGCTTTATTTATTAAATCAAAAGTATAATAAGCATTTTCTCCCGAGCCAATCATTAAGTTTTGGTATTCCATTGCATATGTAGTTGCGTCCATTTTCTTTCTTTCTTTTCTTAATTGCTTCCTGGTACGTATTCCATGTTTTAATGTTATTGAATAATCAAAACCGATAATTAATGCATCTTTTGCATTATACATACTCTTAGTTGCAAATCTCATAATATCCCACATCCAATGATTTCTAAACCATGCAGAAGATATATATATTTCTATAGGTTCTTCTTGTAAATGTGCATATATTGGATTTTTTAGATATGGAGTTGGTCTAACAATAAGAAAAGGTGATAATACTGAATCTACAATTTCTTTTTTAATCATTCTAAATTCTTCATAAATATTAACTGTTGCTCTAGCACCTCTAGCATTTTCCGTTGCTGGAACTACTATAATAGAACTACCATTATGGAAAACAACTTCTGTTTCATTCATTCCTGTTCTTATATCTTTTATTTCTTTTGCTAAGTTTGGAGAGTTAGGAATTAATTCTTTTTTTATCTTCTCCGATACAATTAAAGAACTTTGTTTTTTTGTGCTGGACGCTATTACGATCTTAGAATTTGGATACAGAACGCAACGAGCGCAAGCATAAATTGCAATTAAATATGATTTTGCCGAAGCTCTACATGCTACAATAACTATAAAGCAATTCACATTCATCAAATATATAAGTATCTTTTGATAAAAATATAGTTCAAAACCAAAATAATGCTCTACAAATCTATGTATGTTTCTTCTATAAAACGTAACCCAATCAATTATCCTTTCATCAAAATCTTCTTTTTTATTATTATTATATTGTATTTTAGGTTTTGAAAATAAATCTTTAACATTTGCTTTTTTAACTCTATCTTTTCGGAAATTACTAATATATGGCATTACTTTTCACCATCTTTATTACTTGTATCTTCTATTGTTTCTTCCTCATTTTCACTAATATCCTCTTCATTTTCAACATATTCATTATCTGATTCAACATTATATTCCTTGTCGAAATCTCTTGAACCTGTTAATAAGTTTTTCAGAGGTCTAAATACAAATCTTTCTAGATAATCCTTTATGCCATCAAAATCATCATATAACTTCTTATCCTCAAAATACTCAGCAGGTTTATATCTTTCAATATCTTTAATCCATACACCTAAACTATTCATATTTTCTGGATCATTGGCTGCATTTGCATCTCTTGGAGTTACATTAGCATCTGACATTAATTTTCTAAATGACTCCTCTAATTTATCGATGTTATCTTTTCTTTCTCTACCTTTATTAATTTCTAATTCTTTTAAACTTAAAAATTTATAAGTTTTCTTTTCGGCTAAGGTGTCACATTTATATTGAGTTGTCCATTCATAAAAACAAGTTTCAAGGAATTCATAATCTTCTTTTTCGTATCCTCTTCCCCAAAACTTAACCATTGTTCTTGTGACTTCAAAATCTGATTCTTCTTCATCTTCAAAATTAAAAGCATCTGTTTTTTGTTTGGTATCAATTGGATTATTTTTATCTATCCCATCAGATGCGTATCTTTCTCCATCCTCATAAGTCCATGTTCTATATTTACTGTTAAGTACAATATTTTTCTTATAATATCCTATACTCCATTTATCTTGTTGCATATAGGTTAAAACCAATGATTGCAAAAATGGAATATCAAACCACTTACAACACCACTTTATTCCATCCATATTAGGAGTTCCATTTTCGTTGACAGAACGTTTTTTAATACAATCTTTACATATAGGAATCCTACCTGTGCCAGCGTATAATTTATGTGCCTCACTATTTTTATTAATGGTGAAATAATTACGAGGATGTAAATTTCTATTACATTCAGGACAATTTATAGTAGGAGATTCTCCATCTAATGCTTTAGCAGTTTCTGGATTTTCTTCTTGTTGTCTTTTCCTTCTCTCATCTTTATTAATGTTATGAGGATTTGGATTTCTAGCCATCTATACCACTTCCTTATTTTTTTACAAAATAAAAAGAAGTAATAATTAAACTACTTCTATCAAATCTATCTCTTTTATTTTTCTTAAATTTCCATAATTATATTCTTTTTCGTATTGACTGCAAATAATTTTATTATTATCTATATCAAATTTAATCCATGTATGACCACTATTTAAATATTCCATAGCCAATTTTTTCATTTTAAATAACTTATCTTCTAATGGCAAATTATCATGTAAAGATATTATCCTGATTTCTTTCCAACCTTTACTTAATAAAAAATATTTTCTTTTCATTTCTTTTCTATTAAAATCAGTTTCGCTTATGTCTCCGAACTGTACTGATAGCCTGTGACCACTTCCATCAAACTCAATAAAAATCATCTCATCTAAAAATGCTACATCCAAACTACAAAAATTTACAGGATAATTAATTTCTCCACCTAATACCATATGAAGATAATCTTGTTGTCTACTACTCTGTCCAGTTCCATTTCTATGTTTTGTTTTTAGCATCTTTTCAATTCTAGCTTTTTTAATTATTGGATTTTTCATCGGATGAGTTACTCCATATCTTTTAATGTTATATTTTATAATCGTTTCTTTAACACTTTCTAATTGAAAAGGATTATCCACACCATATCTCTCATTACAAGTAGCTATTAAAATATCTTTTCTTTCTTGAGTTGCACTATATAAACATCCATATTTCTCAATCATAGTTTCTTTTGATTTTTGCTTTATATCTTCATTTTCAAATACATTTACGCATCCGTACTTGTCCATATTAGTTATAGCAACTCTTTCTTTATATTCATCTGTTTGCGTATACCATTCTGACCCATATTTTTCCAATGTAGTTTCCCTTGATTTATTTTTTACATCTTCAATTTGAAAACAATTGTCTACTCCATATTTATCTTTAAAAGTTTTTTTTATTTTATCTTTAGTATCCTTTGCAGATATTGCATATTCCGTACCAAATCTTTCTATATTTGTTTGCTTCATCTTTTCAATAACACTTGGTAACTGTGTCAAACAACCTACACCATATTTAAAAACATTTGATTCAACTCTTTTGAGTTTCATGCATTCAACGTTACCACAACAAACTTTTGGTATTTTACTTACCCTTATTACATAGGAATTATGTTTAATCTCATAAATAATTCCACAATAATCACATGAAACTGTTACTAACGAATTAACTCCATTCGGAGGCAGATCCTCTACTTTAGCAATAAACACATCATTATTTTTAGTGAATTTATAACCTTTTGATATAAACCAATCCTTTGTTTTATAATTCCATTTTACTTTTACTTCTTTACTTATTAACATTTATTAATTATCTCCTCTTTGATAAATTCCCTCAAGATTTGTATAAAATAAGGAAATAGCTGTTGAGGTTAAGCTATTTTTCAATCATAACTAAGGTTGCAACCTCAATTAAAATCTATCCCTACCATTGATATACAATTAAATTAATAATCACAAAAAGACATATATAATAATATATGCCTAATCTAATTATTTGTTACTGTTAATTATTTATTTAATTTTCTAACATTATTCCTTCATCAATTAAAGTTTGTCTTGTCAATTTATCTCGTCTAATCCAATTAGAAACAAATTCATAATCGTACCATTCTAGGTGTTTATGATAATCTTGTCCAAAATAATTATGTAATCCTCTCTCTGTATCTAAAGTTCCTTCAATACTATACAAAAGGATTAATTTCTCAGATGAACCAGTAGAAAGTTGTTTTATTCTTTTTTCTATTGACTGAGAAGTAAATCCGATCTTAATTCTATTTCTACTTTCATTAGTTATAAAATATATTCTTCCTAGTTTTTCACAACTCACTATATCAACTCATTTATTTTTTATTTAATATATTATTATATCTAGTTTTTAACTGATTTAAAAAATCATCTGCATTAGTTACATTATCTAAAGTAATAGTTCC